ATTGGAAAGAGAGGCTTATATATAAATGTTGTGTATATATATATATATCATGAGTGTAGGTGTTGTTATATGTATTATTGTATTACAAAAAACATAATAATATAATAATAAGGGATAATGATATACATGATATATATATATATATAATTGGAATGTATTTATATACCTTTATAAAGAATCAGTCTAAACTTTCGGTTTTGGTTCCTTTTGAGGATCCTAAAACTGAAAGAAAATCAAATAAAAATTAGCGGAGGGAAAAAAATTCCCCAAAAAAATAGATAGAATTTCAATTTTTTGTATCATAAAGAGGCAAATAAAATGTATTTCCATCTTTATCAACAACTTCCAAATAGGCATCGCATTTTATGTCTGCGGAATCTGAATCTTTCAAAGAGCCTGTTGATGTATCAACTAATTGAATCTTTGAGATTGAAGCTCCATTAATTTGTTTTAGTGTCATTTTTCTTGACCCCCTTGTTTCCTGTGAAAACCTTAGAAGTAGAGGATTTCTCCTCAGCTTCAAGGATATAGGGGTGATTGGATGAGATTCCTCTCGGTAGCTTCTCCTTCCAAAGAAGACCGAGCTTGATTCTATTTGCTTTAGTCATTTTAAGCTGTGGTGTTTGTTATAACACATATTGCATTTGGATTTGTAACTTGCAAGACTCCAACTTCCCATGCTCTTACTGTGGTTTTTACACCGGGATCCTCGATTGTAACAACTGAGAGAGGATGTGCTTCTTTCCATACTGCACATTCTCTTTTCTTGAGAACGAGAGTCCCTGTGTCACTTGTAACAACATTTGAAACTATGATGTCAAGCCCGCATATTCTGCCAACCTTTCCATTCTTTGTGACTGTATCAGTCCAAAACTGTCCTGCATTTCTTACGGATTCATTACCCATTAAGAGAGCCCATTCAATTGGATTCATCAAGATTGCTCCTGTGCCATCAATTACATCGTAATTGTCCGCTGAAATCAGAGATATTGCATTTAAAATATTCTGAATTGGATTTTGATTTGCAATTGTTGCTGAGTCCCATTCGTCTCCGCCTGCAATTGTTTCTGTGTTTCCTATTCCTGCCAAAAGTGCGGCGTATATTGTGGAATCAACAGAGTTTGCAACTGCTCTCGCAACTCTTAAGAGAGTTCGTGCAACAACATCAATGTTGTTTGTCTTGGAGTCTTCCCATGAGATTACTCCTTCCATACCATACTTTTCAAGTCTTGCACTTGCAAGAGTCCAATTTGGTTCTCCGTAAGGAAAATTTGCAAGTCTTGGCACTCCTTTGACTGCGGATCCTTCTCCGCCGGTAAGCTCAGAGCTTCCCTCTTGGTAATATGATTCTGTCCATGAGCTTGACGCTTGAGTCATGACCAAAGGTTTTATTTTAAATTCTTGTAATGCAAAACCTTTAACAATTCTATCATACGCTTGAGCCCTTAAATCTGCTTCTCCGGTTGTATCTGCCATTTTCTTTTATACCTCATAATTATTATTAGTCACCAAACCCAACAAAAACTGCAAGAGTTCCTGCTCCAACTGTTGCCTCTAAAGCGATTCCAACATCTGCAAATAAAATATCTGCGGCGGCTGTTTTTGTGACTGTGTTTGCACCGGAAAGAGAAACTCTTTCACCGATAGCGATTGCGGCACTTCCTTTTATATCAAAAATGCCTTTTGTATATGCACTCACATGAGTGCTTCCATCATCTGCAACTTTTTCCATTGAGACAACTCCTGCAAAAGGATCGTTGTCTGCTGAGGATGCAATAAGTGTTCTTGGGTCTGTGATTTTTCCCAATGTTCCTTTCAAAATAGTGGCATCTTCTGCACAAGTGTATCTGATTGGGACTCCACTTTCGATTAGTTCAATTATTACTGCTTCATCTGCCATCTTTATGCACCTGCCCTCACTATTTTATAAATCATGATTTGTCCATTTCCGATATACACCAGAAGATATGATGTTGTGTCTGCTCCTGCTGTTGCCGCTCCTGTTGAGAGCGCATCCATTGCTGTTTTGATTGCTCCTGCATCTGCTTGATATGGTCCCAAACTTGTCCAAGTAATATCTCCAACTGCCATTAGAAACCACTCCCCATTAAGCAAGCAATAACTTCATTTGCTCCGGCTGTCTCAAGCGCAATCACTCGACCCGCTTTCAATCTTCCATTTGCATCTGATGTAACTATAATATTTATTCCATTTGCATCACAACTTGCTCCCGCTGTGATTCCATTTGCATCTGATTTTAAATCAAATATTCCATGAGTGTAAAGTGAGATTGATTCTTGTCCATCATTTGCAACTTTTTCTGATGCTGCAATTCCTTCAAAATCTGTATCAGCCGCCATTGGGACTGCAAGTCTTGGGTTGTCAATTGTGCAAAGAGTTCCTTTTGGAATTGCTGTTGCATCTGCGCAAGCAAATCTGATTGGTCTTCCTTTTGTATGACCTAAAAGTTCAATTATTACTGCTTCGTTTGCCATTATAATCCACTCCCAATTAATACTGCGTGGTCTGTGACTCCGGAGGTGCCATTGTTCAATTCAATTCCAACACAAGACTTTAATAAATTTGGAGCTGATGCACTTTTAATCACATTTACTCCATTTATTCTCACTCTTGAGCCTCTTGCCGGTTCTTCATCACCATCATTCATTAGAAATATTCCACAAGTATAACATGATATAGTTGTTGATCCATCAAGGGCAACTTTTTCATGAGCTGCTATTCCTGCAAAAGCATTTGTATTTCCATCACTTATCAAAGCTGTTCTTCCTGCTGTAATTTGCATTATAGACCCTTTTGGAATGAGTGTCGCATCTGCACAATTATATCTTACGGGGTTCCCTTTGTTTCCCAAAAGTTCCACAATTATTGCTTCGTTTACCATTATGATATATGTTATATATATTTATATATATAAATGTTTGTTGGATTTGTCCAACAAATAAAAAAAGAAAGAAAAAATTAAATAACTTCATTGACCTTGCATTTTCCTTGAGTGTGATGCTCAATGTCATCAATGAAGTCTTTTAAATCCTCTGAGAATGGTTCCTCCTTTCGGGGGATCATCTTCGGAGCGAGAAAGAAAAACCAAAAGTAAAAGATGAAACCTATTAAAAGGCTTCCAATCAATTGATGAATTTCATTCATTTGCAAACCACCCTTTAAATCCTGTGCTGCTTAATGAGGTGCTTTCAAATTTCACTTCATATTCTCTTTCAATAATTCCAATCAATTCTGCTCTTGTCAATTTAACTTGTGTTGTTTTTTTCATTTCAATTCCTCCGAGAGAATATTTTCCCCTCACAAAAAGGGGGAAAATGTGAACGAAAAAAACAATAAATAATTAATGTGTATAAAAAAATAAAAAAATAGAATTATATTGATGCAAATAGCCGACCCGAAGGGGAAAGGTTTATGTATTGGGGAGCGATGAGCGAGCCAATCAATAAACCTTTAGGCGTGAAGTTTGCCTAATTTGTTTGTTCTAATATTTTGGATAGTTTTTCTGCTTCTTCTTTTGTTAATTTCAAATAAGAAGGTTCAGCTTCCCAATCCCAACAATTGCCACAAATATTTTGTTTATCTCTCGGAGTTCCTTTCACAAACTTTCTTTCCAATTGACATTTAGAACAAACTTTCGTAATCATTTCCATGTTGATGGGTTCAATATCTAACATCACCATTTTATTGCCTCTGTGGGAAAAGCTCGTCTTCGTAGCCTGTTCCTTTTAAAATCTGTCTTGCTTTTTCTGTGACTCTGTCTTCGCTTGACATTTCTTTCCCTGCTGTTGCTTGTCCTGACATCATGTTTTGAACAGAGAAAGATTCTGCTTTCCTTAAGTTCTCAGCCATGATTTCATTTTGTTTTTTCAAACCTTCAAGGGCTTGTGTTGCTTGTTCAATAACATTGTTTGATGGTTCTCCTTGTTCAATAACATTGTTTGATGGTTCTCCTTGTTCAGAATTATGTTTGTTTTCATTACTCTGATGTTGTGGAGTTTCTGTCTTGGTGTTAGACTCACTTCCTTTTTGTTTAATATTCTCATTCTTTTTTTGTATTTCATCCATTTTTCACCCTCGTATTTTACATGAAGTTAAAAAGAAACTGTTGCGCTCCTTTTTTATTCATTTCTTTGTTCCAAAAATCTTTAAATTTTGTTATCATCACAATTATAGATGTAACTCCTGCCAAACAAAAACCTTCCCATGAAATTCCTCCACTTGAGAAACTTCCTGCGAAGACTAATGCTCCGGCTAAAAGTGAATTAACAATATTCATCATTATTCTGTGCTTAAAAGCATTATCATCCATTATTTTTACCTTCATTTTGAGTCCTTCCCTGCGGTGACTTCTTCTTTAGCCATCGAAGAATCTTTCTTTTCATCTTGCATCAGTTCCGGAGCAATGCTTGCCGGAAATTCTAACTCGATGTTTATTCCTAATTGAGCTTTAATCTGTTCTTCTAAAAACATTTGATTAAACTCGACAACTTGTTGCCATGCTAAATATAGGACTTTGCTTTCAGCTTCACTTGCTTGACCGGACTCTCCCATAATTACTGCGGGCATACCCTCAGCTTTTAGAAATTCTCTTTGCAATAGATTTACCCATGGCAATGGATCAAGAGTGCTGAATTGTGGAATAGAGATTCTTTCAATGTTTGCAACTGTGTCTTTTGGCACAACAAGGTTTTCTGCTTTCTCAATTGTATTATCAATTTTATTTTTGAAAGCTGTTACTTGCGCAACATCGTCTGTATCAACAGAAAAAATCCACAAAGGCTTCACATATCTGTGAAAAACTACTCGGAGGTCATTCATGACTTCTCTACGCATGGCGATTACAGAAAGAAGTTTATTTACGAGAGATTGTCCATGAATTTGGTCGGCAACTCTATTATAAGCGAGGTGGAAAATCTGCGTTGCATCAAAAGTTTGAGCTTTGCTTTCCGTCAATGTTTGACCTTGTGGATATAAACGATAGTTTGTGATTATTCCTCTGTTGTTTCCAATGACTTTCACACAAGATGGATTCAATGGTTTTAAGTTTACAATATCACCTCTTTTGTTTCTGATTATCTCAGTGAAGAAATCCCCTCCAATTGTGTAGGTTCTTACTGCGTTGTATAAAATTGTATTAAATGAATCAAGTCCATTCCCTCTCATAGTCTCAAGATGTTTTGCTTTCCTTTTATCTTTGAGTTTGAATCCTTTTCCGACTACGAATTGAGCTTTTCTGTCAATCAATCCTGCAAGTTCTGAGATTTCCATATAAGCTCCCAATTGTTCGTTCCATCTAGTATTTTGATAAGAGTTCTCTGATGTTGTTCCTGCCGGAGTTACTGTGAAACTACTTGGATAAGCTGTCGCATCTTGGGCGGCTGCTGTATCGCTGTATGATTTACCGGAAAAGTTTGTTGTGTCCGCACTTGATATTTTATTTGCCATTTAAGCTCCCTCATCTTTCTTATTATAATTTAAACATATCCCTATAAGTTCAACACTTCCAGCAATTGTATCTGTTGCTCCTGCTGATAATCTTGTCAATTTGCAATGAAAACAAACATCTGTTGCACTTGGCAAATTTATCCCTACAATTATAGTAACATTTAATCCGTTTGATGTTGCTGACGCAGAGGTGTCTTCTGTTAATGTTTCTTCTGCTGCTGCTGTTGTATCTTCATTTAATGAAGTCCATAAATACTCTGCTTGCCATTCACAAATCCCCGGAGAAATACCATCCGAAGCCCAGCCAATACTTAAACTTAGAGCTGTTGTAATATCTGCGTCTCTTGGAATCCTTATACTAAAAGAGACTGATTGTTGATTTCCTGCCACCCCTTGATTTGCAAAAGACCATACTGGATATTCTAAAGTTCCTTGTGGAATTAGTGTTGGAGGTTTTAGTCCTGGTCCTTTTATTCCTCCTGCGTCAATCCACTGTCCTAATGAGACTTCTTTATTTGTTAAAGAGTAAAATGTATCTGTTCCAATATCTGAGACATTTCCTTTGATTCCAATATTGTCTGCAATTATATTTCCTGTTGCTCCAACATCATCGATGGCAATTGCATCGCCTGTGATTGATAAAAAGACATTGTTTGCAATTGTATTTGTATCGCATCCCGCATTTGTGAATTTGATTGCATCCTCTGTGATTGTATCAAAAACATTGTTTGCAATAACGGAGTTGTTTAATGAAGCACCAACAATCCCATCTGAGCTTGCATCTTTGAATATATTTCCTGTGATGATCGCTTTTGTGGAATCATCGCATTGCATACAATCTGCGCAATTTATGAATAAACAATTTTGCACTCTGAATCCTGCACCGGAAGAATTGATAAAAACACCATATTGGTTTGCTCCATCTATCCAAAGATTTCTTAATACAAAAAAACTATTTCCATCAACAAAAATGATGCTTGTTCCATCTGTTTGTTTT